CTTGCCCTCCCCAACCGTTAAATCAGTCCCGTCGCCAACGGTTACAGCAGTTGCACCACCAGCATTGTCGCCTAAATTTATGGCACCTATTGATGTCCCTGCAATAGTAACCGTTCCGGTCCCGACCGCATCAATCGTCATATTGGTAGGTCCGGCACCTGTAGCAACCCACGCATCCTGAACGATTGCCCCAGTTACTGTTAAATCACCCGATAAATTAGCATCGACCCCAGTAATTGTACCCGTAAAGGTTCCGTCCGTGGTCGACATGGTGCTGCTCATGGTTACAGCCGGAGTAATTGTCACCCCACTGGCACCTGCTGACCCTATTTGAACAATCTCGCTTGAATCAACACTTAGAGCATTTATATCAGTTGCAGCGGCTGCATCAGCTTCAAAGCGAATGCTTCCCGCATTAGGCAGCCGGATTGACCCACCATCCGCAGGATCTGTACCAATGGATAAATAATTATCACCCAAAGTAAGGGCTGCTGCACTGATTTGATCTGCGCTCATCGATGCATTGGTAATCACGCCAGTAGTGGAAATATCCCAATCAGCCGTAGCGATTTGAAGGGTACCGTCCGAACTAATCAGCAATACACCATCACCGCCACCATCTATGACGAGGCCGGAATCGTAGAACTCCAGCTCGTCAATCGACTTGATATCCTTATCCCCAGCATCGGCATCCGCTGTTAAAGCAAAATCCGTGGCAGTAGTAGCCGCAGCGATCAGGTCAGTCTCATTCCCCTGATCATCCAAAAAATAGAGGGTCATAGTTCCGCTATCATCGACAACATACATCCCCCCATAACCAGCATTTGGAGTACTATGCGCCGCAGCCTCTTCCTTAATTTGAATGCCATAATAGAACTTTTTAGCCGTGCCTGCCCATGCAGACGTTGTGAAAGTCAGGGCAATAAGGACAAGCAGTAAGTATTTAAATATTTTCATTTTTTGTGCCTCCTTTATTGCTGTTTTTATGCTTCATCAACAGGAGCGGTCGTGCCAGAAATGGACTGAACGCAGTACACATAATCGGTTGCTCCCACTTCCATGTCCCATGCTAATCTGGCTTGAAATGCTATCCTGCTGTTGAGGTACGCCTGGGTATCCTGCCCCAGGGTCACATATTCAAATCTCAGCTTCCATTTGCGCTTGAACTGACGCTTAAACGCGCCGATGTACCATGCTGATGTCGAAAGATCATCCAGTTTAGGACTTGATAAGACGCGATTGAGGGGAATATAATATTTCCCCCTTGGTCCCCAATTACTGACTTCATTCTCGACGCCGGGAACAAGCTCACTATTGATGATCTTCATGAGCGTACCCTCTACGGCATCAGGAACTAAAATGATAACGTCAGACCAAGGGATATTGATCCTTTTGCCCCTGGCGTTTTTCATGGCTCTCAAATGCGTTCTCATTGCATCAAGGTCAGTTTCGTCAACAAGCGCATTACTATTAATTCGCGTTCCGCTTGATGCCCGCGTACCCGGATAATCATCAGTAGCATGATAAAGCTGAGTGCCCGTACCGTTGGGCCTGTAAACATAGGGCTCCTTCGGTGAAGTACCCGAACCATAATGATCCGTAACCCTCTCAAGGGTCTGCTCTTCGATCCATTCTCCTGCAATTTCTCCAAGGGCATTAATCCGGCTCACGATATCAGCCACCTCGTTTTCCTCGATGGTTTCAGCGGAAATGGTAATCCTGCGGCCATTTCGTTTGTGTCGGATCTCGACTTTTTCCTCATCAATTCCGATCTCTGGAAAATCCCTCAATTCTTTGACCTCATCTATCTGCTTATCAAGGGTCTGGACAGCGGCAATGGTTGTTATTTTCTTATTGTCTTCAAAATCGGTTACAAGTTGATCACCAATCGCTGGCACTCCCTGATAGGCTTCGTTGATTGCCTGGATTGCCAGCGTCCCGGTTAAGATCGGAAACGCGGATGTGGATATAGCCCTCTGGGCTCCGCCCATCTCCATCGTAACGGGCACCTGAACGTCTGCCAGATAGGTATACAAACCCTTCCAATCTCGGATATCTGCTAATTTCAGTTTCCCAGATTCCGCACCGGCGTTCACTTTATGAATGAAGTCTTTTGGCTCATTAATGGCCAATGCCCTCAAATCGGGGAGGCTCAATCTGGGTCCGCTCCCTAAGTAATTCGATACGATTCGTTGTTTACTCATTTTATTTTCTCCTTTATTTCAAGGTTAAATGTTTTTTAACTACCCTTATCTGTCCACTGAGCGGCTGCGCCGCTGAGACATATAAAACCGTCTGCGCTGTAGGTAACTAAGTTACACCAAAACCCTACGGTTGTTTGAGTGATGGAATTGCCTGCGGTAATCAACGCACCATCAATCATTATCTGGTCGGCATCGGCAGGGTCGATTTCTTGGGTATCCCCATCGCCATTGACAAAAATTGCATCCATGCCGGGTTTTACGGCTGGGATTGTCACGACGGTCGTGCCTGTAATAAGAATAATGGTGTTATACATGTCCGATTCCAGCAAACTTCCGGTTTCTGTAATCGCCACAACTCTACGCCCCGCCCTCATGGCCTGGTCCATCCGAAACCCCCACCATGTAGCGGCCGGATTAAACGATACCCTGGCATAGCTCTGATTGCGGATGGTGGTATCCTCTTCCTGCGGATAATGACTGTCAGAGACATTAATCGCTACCGCAAACGCGCCGGCGCCCGCTGTCAATTTCTGTGAATCGCTTGCCGTCAAAGTAAAAGGGTCTCCCAAGGCAAGACTTTGGGCTGCTGCAAGCGGAAACTCGAAAATGTCGTCAGGATGCAAGGCATAGAACTCGATATAGCGAATTGCGGTCAACTCTGACCGTCCACTTGCCTTTTGCTCTTCCTTGGATATTGCCAGCTTATAGCGGTGATCTGCTACGGCATCAATAGGGGTAAAATACCCCGTGGTTTCATTCCACGAGCAAATCTCACCCACTTTTATGGCTGGGCTGCTTCCGGCCTGGACTAAACCCTTGAAGACAGTAGGTTTACCGTCCCGATTTCTCGTATATACGAAAGGATCTTTATTTACTGCTGCCATTGTTTTTACCTCCTAAATTGATTTTGTTATTGAAGTGTGAAAGCAGCCGGATTACTCACCGCTGCAAAAAAGGTATCATCTTCTATCTGCTTGAACGATGTCACCGGACCGTCTGCTTTCGTGTCTTTGTCTTTGTCATCCAAAATCTTCCGCCCGTGGCTGTCTTTCGCATCCGGTTTTGTGGCCTCATCCAAAATATAGGTTTTGATCTCATCAGCGTTTTTGCCGTCTCCTACCATGTCGGCCACCTGTAGCTTGCAATCAGGGGAAACCGCACCGGCCCTGGAAGTCAAATCGATATACTCTTCCGGGCTTACCTTCAGTTTGGGTTTTGCGTCCTCTGCGAGGCTTGCCCTTACGCGCTCGGCGATTTCCTCTGCGCTCGGCATCTCCAGGCCCGCCACCGTGTCTACAATTAACTGTTTGATTTCTTTTTCTTCCATTTCGTTAGCCTCCTGTTTGATAGTTGTTTGTTCAATTTCAATTCCATCTAAGGATCTGGTTAAATCATCTCTATTTGGCCCCACGGTATGATCAGCAGGGATCGGAGTTAGGCTAATCTCGTATGGGGTCCACTTAGTTCCTAAAATAGCAGGACCTTTATAGACACTCCCCGAATCCGGGTCTGTCCATTTTTCTTTATCCATTACCCGTTGGACTTTGGTTATCCTATAGCCAAATGAAGTTCCCCTTAAACTGCCTGATTTGACTTTACTTTTCGCTAACTGGGCGCTTTCATCGGGATCAAAACCAACCTTAGCTCTCAATGTTCGCTCCGGTGTTACCCGTACCGTTTTGATTGGTCCTAATATATTCTTTAATTCATCCGGCATGTGCCCATAGATCATACTTCCGACTGTTTTAAGCCTGGTAAGGTCCACGTTCTGTTTACCGTGCAGTAATATTTCATCAACTATTTCACCGTCATACCATCGCTTAACCGGCAGTTCAGAGCTAAACGACAGCTCCATTTCATTTTTTTCATCATTTAGCGACTTACTGTCTAACTCAAAATGTCTGTAAAGCAATTCCTCAGTCATTTCACTGCCCTCAATGTTTTCCGTTCTGGTTCATCTGGTTCCTCTGGCCCGACATCGGGTTCTTTCTTCTGGGTCATTTCAACCTCATATTTCTCTTCAAGATCCTTGATTTTTTTCAATTCCCTCGCCCTGGTTTCTAAAACTGTGTCAACATCTTTTCCCTTGCTTGCGTGGATATCAGTAAGGGTTGTGATATTGTTATCAAGCTCAATTTCCTTACCCTTCGCCTCTTTAACCGGATCAATATAGTCTCTCCCTGGGGGAATCCAAATGTGAGCCAAATAATCATCCTTGCGCCGGTCAAAGCCTGGGGCCTGTAAAATTCCCCGCACAACAAAGTCAATAGCGACATTCTCCCAAACCTCCCCGCATAAATGATTCATCAAATATGCTTGACGCACTATCTTTGCGATATCGAACATCATAAGGACTGTCCGCGCATTGGAATAGTTCATGTCGGCCCACTTTTGCGAGACTATTTCAGGCGGTATATCCAGAGCATTGGAAGGGCCTCTTAGAAGTTGATCGATCATTTCCCCGAAAGCGTCATTAGGGCGTTTGGGTGAATGTACGGTTATATCCTCACCTGGATTGAGATAATTCCATTTTCCGGGCGCGAACTCATGGCCTCTTTGTGTAGTTCCTTCGTCATCCGCATCCTTAATATCAAAATTCGTATATGCAGCTTGAAAGTTCTGCGCCGCCGGGGTCGTTACTATCCCCGTCAGACAGGCATCTTCAAGGGCTGCGTATTTCTCAGCCTCGGTATATCTGTCAAGATCCTGAATATCCTTTAGGGCGGCTGCGAATTGAGAGAAACCAATTTCCTGTTCAGGGCGTAAGGGGTTGTAGAGATGAAGGACTTTACGGGTTCCGTTTGGGTTGAAAGCGGATATTTGCTCAAAATTATCTGATTTTGTACCGGAGGGAATAATGCTCTCACCCGGATGGATCTTGAGGATGTAATAATATTTAGGCACTCCCTCTTCATCAAATTCAATCCCGTTTCTTATCCGTGGGTTATTGATTTCGGTCATAGGGGTCTGAAGCCTGTCAATCTCAAGCAGTTCAAGGCAGTAGGGGATTAACCGACCTTTGCGCGCGGAACTACGTCCGATTGCCAGGACAGCACCGTCTCTCAAAAGGGCCATTTCCGCCGTGTGGCATTGTTCCGCGAAGTTCTGAATTAACCGCTTGTCTGATTGTTTAGCCCACCGGCCAAAATACAGTTCTGCGCCGTCATTCCATGATTGGGCCATTGATTCATTGATTTTAGGCACCATGCCCCTTGGATCGGCCTTTACTCGTGACTGAAAATTAAACCCGGTGCTAACAACATGGTTCGCAATTCGGTGAATCGGACCGGATACGAAGCCATTATTATATTCAAGCTGCCGGACGTGATTTCTAAGGGATTCAGAACTTGATTGAACTGCATTTGTTGGGGAATTATGGGGGTTCAGGAAATCGTGCCGTAAGCGGCTATTTGATACAGCATCGAAGCTGCGCTGATTTTTGGGAGCTATTTTATCAAGCCGGTCAAGTCGCCTTTTGGTTACGATCCGTTTGGCACCGTATGACGGGAATACATTTATGATTGCCTTGTCTATGAAGTTCATTTAAAACCGCCTTGCCCTGCCATAACTAACCATCCGTGAGGGGTCGCCTGCGTTCTCAAGGTCCTCAAGCACAAAGGTTTTTTCATACAACGTGACTAACTCATCATAATTCCTATACCGGAGCCTACGTGATCCCTTGTAATATTCTCCGGTCATGGGGGCTCCTGCCACAGCATTTGTAATACCGTCAAGAATTGCTATCCGCAGTGCCGCCCAAGTTGTGAATGATGTTGCCATTTACGCTTCTATCTCCCACCTGTGACCACACACTCGACAACGATACAGCGCATATCCAACCCTTTTCATCATGGTTATGACTGGCATAGACCTGCACTTAGGACATACGCGGGGCTTCTGGTAGCCATAACGTGCCATACGGTCTTGAATTATCTCTGTCTGGGGGGCTGCGATTAGTTCCGGCGTGGGGGCCTCCAGGGGTTCGGAGATCTTTAGCTCTTCTATACTGGGGGCCGGGTTCTTTACGTTTTTGGGTCTGCCGCGTTTCTTCTTTGTCTTTGCCAAAGTAGACTCCTTAAAAGTTGCTTATGTCAATTTTGACATATTAATCGGTCACATTTGATATAACACTTCAGCTAAACGACCCGGTTCATGGCCTGCCCTTAAAAAAAAGAAGAGGGGCGCTTGTATTCATAGAAAGCTATCATCAGGCGCAGTTTTGGTTGCCAGCCAGCCTTGAGGTCTTTACCCTTATGTCAAACTTGATACAAGGTCTAAAGACGCCACGTTGAACCTGCTTGTCCGTTACCTACATGGATTTTTATGAACCGTTTTATTGGGCACCATGTAGCGACCGGGGGTCGGGGTTGACATTTCCCACTTTCTATAAATTGGTACTTGCCTGGTTTAAGTCGAACCGAGTATGCAAACTAACCGCTGATTACCAGCTTATGTCAAATTTGATATAAGGTTTTATACCTCCCACAAAAAGGAAGGGGGCCGGGCCACGTTAGCCCGGCCCCATAGGGAGGAAAGAATAATCTATATTTTCAGGAGTCTATAGGGGAAAGTCAATGATGTGTTTTTGATATCTTACGGTATCTTACGGTATCTTACGGTTTCTTACGGTTTCTAATGATTAGGGGGCATTACTTGGTGGGATTTAGCTGGATTGATAAAAAAAAGCCCCGGCGTGATGCCAGGGCTCTTGGTTGCTTAGGGGGTTATCCCCGGTGTCGGGTGGTTATGATGTAATAAGGTTCCGGTTTTTCACACCATCTCTCAATATCTCGATTGCTGCGATTTCGGTTTCACCATCTGCGTAACGTAATTTTACTGCGGGGAAGCCCTGATCATCTTTCAACCCGTTTTCTATGATTTCAAACTGCATATTTGGGGTGTCACTGTCGGGTGCTGCTTTAAATTTCAAACCCACCAATGCCCCACATTGATCAAACATTTCAAATTTTTCCATGTCATTCTCCTTCCCGGTGTTGTTTTTATTGAGTATTTTACTACAGGTTTTACAACGCCCTTCTTTGTAGTAATGAGCCAAAAACCCTTCCTTGTCAAAAACCTGAGTGGCTGGGTGTTCTACCACATTTCCACATAGAGATTTATCTGTCCCTTTTTTTATGCAATGGTATTTCATAATCCTATCCCTCCTTCACTGCTAAATCTTCTTTTGTGAACCTTGCCCCACACTTGGGGCACTCATACCATTTTCCCTCAAAGATCCCTTCTGTGTTTCCACAGTCGGGGCATTTGAACCGGTACTCAGATTTAACAACAGCCCAAATCTGATAAGCATAGGTATTGCCTCTATTTCGGCCTCCTCCTCCTAATTTTGTTGCCCAACCTCTGCGTTTAAGGGCATTTCCATAACGAACACCTGTTTCTTCATCACCACACTCCTCAATATCAAATGCATTAATAGGTAGATTGTAAAATTCCATTGCTCCTTGGAGATTGCTTTCTCTTCCAGGTGTGTATCCTCCAGTTACATGATCAAAATGCTTTTCCATTATTCTCCCTCCTTTATGGCCTGCCTGAGCAGGGCGTTAAGTTTCTTACCTACCGGAATCCCTTCGATCAAACACAATGCCCGAAACTGCTTCCAGACTTCCCGGTCAATGCCTCTAATGGACAGGTTTTCTGACCCTTTCATTTTGTTCCCTCCCTTTTTTGTGGTTTGTGTTTGCATTGTACTATATATACTGCAAGTACGATGCCAAACTAATTAGCAACTATTAACTCAATTATAACTAAACTTAGCACAATAATAAAGACAGTCATGCGTGTCATTTTTGCCATACTTGAACGACTTTTAGTTGATACCATGTAAGTGTTTGAAACTATTGATGAAAATATGTGTTATTTTTGACACACCCCTGTGTCGTCTTTGACACATATTTTGTTAATCATCCTTGCTTTATGCGGATATGTAGGTAGGTTTACCACGTGATAGATATTTTTTATTTTTTAGATGTCACTATCTTGCAGGTCAAGTATGACCCATGCTTTAATTCTGATGTGTCCTGCTGGTAGCCGAAACCATGCGTCAGGCGGAATAACGGCATCTTCTGGAGCTTCTAACGATAAAAACTTAAAAATTGTCTGCTTTGTGACGCCTAAGAGCCTGGCAGTCTCGCCCGTGCTGTAAGACGCTTCAAGTTTTTTGGTCATATTAGCCGCTCCTTTTGCGATACTTAATGACAGGCTCCTTTTTGGAAGAAAAAAAATGTAGAACATAGTCAATTTCCTGATTATGGTTTCTTTTTAGGCCTTTATCTACTGACTCGTATGCCTTTTTCATTCTAAGAATAGTAACATCCAAAAATGTCAAACCCTTACCATTCTTTAATTTACGGCCATAATTTCGGAAAAAGGTTTTGCCGCCCCGTTTTACAAGGCCGTATCTCTTATCAATGTTTAATACGCTAATGAATCTACTATTATGTACGTGTTTAAATGTCGTCATCTCAGCCACTCCTTTTGTGATACCTTTGGCAATATACCCTTACCCTTCTTTTCCAGTTTGCCATTTGCCGGCGCCTGCTGTGGGGGTCGGATCAAGTGAACACCGCCCCCAGGCCACTCAGGATCAGCAAGGGCATGGGCTAAAACCTCACAATCAAGCAAATGATTGTCTTTCCGCACCTGGACCCATTCCTCAACCCGTTTCTGATTTAGCCGCTTTTCTTCCGCTAATATCTGTTTTGCGTAGTCAATCCCTGTCTGATTGTGCAAATATGCCCCTTGCGGTAGCCCTTCAACGGCCCTATCAAGCCTATAATGGAACATATCTTTTAGCCTCTCAGTATCCAGCATTATGAGCCTGATTCCCCCCGGTATTGCCTTGCCTGACGGTGTTTTGTCTATGTTTTGGCCCATTTTTAGCTTGCTTCCAAGGGATACTGAAGAGCCTTTTGTGGGGTACACTGGGCACCCTTTTCCGGTCATATTCTGAATTAGCCACATATAAGCCTGTTCTGTCATAGATGTGTTCTCAGATGCACCTTTACCCCCTCCAGTATCCAATGCGGCCCGCCATATTCTTAGCCCCAGTGGTTTTGACGCTTCAAGGGGGTATATAGTCCCAAATAGCAGGTTTTCTATATCCATCCAGGTAGGTAGGTAGCCATAGTGGATCAGCCATGACGTATAATCCGTGGCCCAGGCCCTGACTGCAAACCAAAAACCCGCAAGCTGCATATCGATCCCGCAGGTTAGGGCCACCGCCTCGGGTGGGATTAATTGGGGCGCCAGATCACACCGGGCCTTCAGTATCGTTTCTTCTGTTGTGGTTGTAATAATCTGCTTCCAGGGTTCAGCAAGAGTTGAATTTATAAAGCCCTGTAATTCTTCATTGTCTTTTTGGCAGTCTATCCAGTCATGTACGAGCTTAGGGATATCTCCGGACTTACCTAAAAGAGAATAAAGCCGATTGATATGAAAGCCGACCTTGCGGGGTGGGTAATCAATTTCCCCTCGGGCAACCATCTTGCCTTTCTCGACCGCGTTGTTTTTCTCAACCGTTGACCATATTACCCCACATTCCCCGCAGGCGTAACCAGCCGCCTCAATCTGTTCCAGGGTAGCCTTTGATCCGCCCTCCCATACAATGCCCCCTATATTATGCCTCGTGCCGTCCTCGGCCCTATATTGCCCCTCCGGAAACTCAAGAGCATAATCTTTATGCCAGCGTAAAGGCTGCATTTGTCCACAGTGAGGACATGGGACGTGGAAATCAAAGATTACATCACAAGTTTCCAACTGTTTTGTAATATTCCCCTCTTCTATAGTGGGAGTCGAAAGAAGCAAAATCAATCTATCAAAATATGTCTCTGTTCTTTCAATAGCTAATTTAATGGGCGCGGCTTCTTTCGTAGTCGTCACGGCCTGGTATCCCGGTTTGTCAACCTCATCAAGAATTAATAGGCCGTACTCAAAAGTAGCGAGACCGGCTACACTGCTGGCCCAGGCCAGGTCAACATTCACATCACCTATGAATTGCAATTTGTCTTTGGTTAGTTTTACAATCTTGGATTTGAGCCGCGGGGAAGCCTTGCAAATGGTCTTGAGCCGTCTTTCAAAAACCTTATGGGCTGTTTTCTCATCAGCCATTACGATTAAAGCAGGACGGGGTTTCTGATCTGAATGATAGAATACGATCCCATATGTCAGGTAGCTGCCGCCTATTTGAGCTGATTTACAAACAACCACAATTTCAACATTTGGATCTAGGCATACATCGGCAATCGGTTTTAGATATGGAGCTCGGATAAAACGATAAGGGCCTTTCTCTGCCGAATCACCGGCCAGGATGATATCTCGTTCCATCCATTGTGATATGGTCAGGTCTTCCGGGGACCTGGCAATCTGAAGCTCTTCGAAGCACCATTTGATTTTATGTTTAGATTTCTTCATGTTTTCCAGAAATTAAGCAAATAATTAAACAAGCCCCAGTACCCAATCCATCCAAGTATTATGAGGCTTTTCGATATTAGAGTTAATTCATAATATGTTTCGGTTATCCCATGAACGGTTAAATTTAGGCTTATTGTATCATCCTCAGCATTTTGAACTGGGTTTCCCATATAAACATCATGACATAAAAAATACTTATGCCAAAACCAGCCCTTTCCCTCATATCGCAAATTATAGGGTTGTAGTTGCCTGTAAATCACATCCGTAAACGCGGCTATTTTTTCAGCTTCAAAATATGCGTTCATATCTATGCTTCCACTTAATTCCATCTCACTCCCCCTCCCTACAATACCAATCCCGCAGCCTGTTATTCTCCGTCTTGATAATGTCCCGCATCTGGCCCTTAGTTTTGCCCTCCAGTAGAGGAGGCAGTCTGTCCTGATATACCGTCAAACCGTTTATGATAATCGCCATACGTGCCGCCCAGCCCTGATGTATCTGCTCTTTGGGCATAACCTCACCTTTGAGCATAGCAACCTGCAACTCTATTTTATCAGCACGTGATTTCTCGTACCTCAACCTTTCAGCCTGTAGGGTGGGTGAATCAATCTGATTTCCTGGTTTGTGCATATTTTCCAACCACCAAGAAAGCGCCTTCTTAACGTCCCACATGTTTCGACCAACAACAGCGTCCTGGATGCCTAATGGTTTCCACCGTGTTAAATATGGGCTATCAACACCAAGCAAATCGGCAAGCTGCGCTGTAGTCGCTAATAGTTGTACCATAATACCTCCAAATCAAGAACCGTGCCAAAAGATTGTTAATTGTAGCGTTTTTTAGTCAAAAAGTGCGAAAGTGACACGAGG